GGAAATAATTCGGGTGCAATATGGCGTCTGAGCCGTTATTCCATAAGTACCAGAGGGATTGGATAACCAATGACAGCAGGTTTAAGGTCGGGATGTTTGCCCGTCAGACAGGCAAAACATTCTGCACGACGTTTGAGCTGACTCGAGACTGCCAGGAATCAGATTTAGCTGGTCGCCATAAGCGATGGGTTATTCTCTCACGCGGGGAACGCCAGGCCAAGGAGGCCATTGAGGAAGGCGTTAAAAGACACTGCAAGGCAATGGGATCGGTTATCAAGGCGTATGAGAGCGACTGGAAGGGTGACGCAACATACCGCACCCAGGAAGTGGAATGGCCCAACGGCAGCAGGATAACTGCCCTGCCAGCTAATCCGGACACGGCAAGAGGGTTTTCGGCCAATGTGTTCCTGGATGAATTTGCATTTCACCAGGACAGCCGGAAAATATGGCAGGCGCTGTTCCCGGTTATTTCTGCCGGGCATAAAATACGCGTTGTATCCACTCCTAACGGCAAGGGCAATAAATTTTACGATTTGATGACCGGGAATGACGGCCTTTGGTACAGGCAGATAACGGATATATACCAGGCGGTTGCGGATGGTCTTCCCAGGGACATAGACGAACTAAGGACTGCGCTTGCGGATCCGGATGCATGGGCGCAGGAGTATGAGCTGCAATGGCTGGATGAAGCGAGCGCGTGGATGGATTATGATTTGATTTGCTCATGCGAGGATGAAAAGGCAGGCAAGCCGGAACTCTATACAGGTGGAAAATGTTACGCGGGCATGGATATCGGCATACGTCGGGATCTATCTGTGATCTGGGTTGATGAGCTGGTCGGTGATGTGCTCTGGAATCGCGAGATTGTGAGAATGAGACGAAAGACATTTGCTGAACAGGACGCGGAACTGGACAGGGTTTTTGACACGTATGATGTGCAGCGGCTGTGTATGGATCAGACGGGAATGGGAGAAAAACCGGTTGAGGATGCAAAGAGAAGGTACGGCCAATACAGAGTTGAAGGGGTCATCTTCAGCGGCCCGGTTAAACTGGATTTGGCAACGGTTATAAAACAGAAATTTCAGGACCGGAAAAAACGGATACCGGTTGAACAGGATATACGTAACAGCCATCACGCGGTTAAAAAATTTATGACAGCAGCCGGAAACCCCAGGTTTGACGCGGATAGAGACGACACAGGCCATGCTGATGAGTTCTGGGCCGATGCTTTGGCTACTCATGCGGCGGGGAGTAATGCTATGGGGGCCTGCGCGGGTTCGGAGCCGGGGAAACGGGAGAGCGTTACCGGTAAAAGGCCGGGGATGTTTGCCGGAATGGGCGGGGTGTTTGGGAGGTTTAAAAGACGAACGTCCAACATCGAACGTCCAACATCGAATGATGAATAAAAAACTGGATTCCGCGATCAAGTCGCGGAATGACAGAGTAACCGTAACGGAATGACGGAAACGGAAGAGGCTGATATGGGATTAAGACGACAATTAGCAAAGATGCTGGCTCCGGATATGTATTCGGCGGATGCAGTTCGTGGGGTTGTTAAAGATGAGATTCGTTTGGCAAAAATGTCTCTGCCTATTACCGCTAACTATGACCCTAATAACGAGGGATACAGGCGTATATCGGGCGGCAGTCAGCAGCTTCGGGATCTCTCACACATCGGCCAGGACAGAATGTTTGAGATTGCGTATTACATGTTTGACTCAAGCGCGATGGTGAAGGGCCTGGCTGCGATGGATAAGGCGTTTTTGTTTGCTGAGCCGGTTTCCATAACTTCAACAGATGATGATATTACTGAGATTTTAACACGGTATTGGGAAGATCCGGACAATAATCTGCATTTGGAGTTTCCCGATCTTATGATGTGGCTCTCTCTTCTCGGCGAGCAATGCTGGCCGGTTGCCAACGTCGATAAAAACAACGGGCATGTAACACTGGGATACGCAGACCCCGTTACGATTAAAGAGGTTTTTGTTAATAACATGAATATCCGCCAGGCAGTGAGAGTGGACCTGAATGGTTTGGGCGGAAGATCCGGCAGGCAGATGGCGGTTATAAGACAGGATAAGAGCGGATATTCACAAACGTATGGACGGCTTGTTGGCGACTGCTTCTTTTTTTCAATCAATCATCCGCCCAATTCACCCAGGGGCAGAAGTGATTTTTTAACGCTGTTCGACTGGATCGACGCGCTTGAAAGATATGGTTTCAACTATCTGGAGAGAGCGGAATTTATGTTGAACTTTGTGTGGGATGTGACTCTCAATGGATACAACGAGGACCAGATACGCGAATGGATTAGGAATAATCCTGCCCCGGAACCGGGGAGCATACGCGCTCACAACGAAAACGCAACATGGGACGCTGTTACCCCGGACCTAAAAGGGATGGACGCAAACACAGGTTTTGACATGGCTAAAAGTTTTATTATGGGCGCGGCCAGACGACCTGAATCATGGTTCGGCGGGGGCGGCAAGGCTTATCAGACAGAGGCGGATCAGTTCGGCCAGGTGCCCATTAAAGACCTTGATGAGAGACAGCGGCTGTGTAAACACATTGCGAAGCAGCTCTGTCAATTTCAGCTTGACCAGGCTGTGCTGCATGGCCGGATTAGCGATAAAAAGGCGCAGGCAGGGTTTAATCTTGTGTTCCCGGAGATAAGCAAAAAGGATTTTACAAAACTGGTGAACTCTGTGCCGCAGATGGCTACGGCCTTGATTCTTGCCGAAGACAAGGGCTGGATTACACATGAGACGGCGGCGGGATTGTTTGCGATGGTGGCCGGGCAGATGGGTATGGAGATTGATGTGGAGGAGGAATTGAAAAAGGCTAAGGGCGCAGGGCGCAAGGCGCAGGGTTATGATGAAGGCACAGAAGATTACTTGGATTAACGGGCGGACACAAGGCCCGCCCCTACGGGTTTGAATTATCTAATGGATAAACAAAAGGCTGTTGAAAAAAAGATTGATGAGATTTTAAAGGCCGCTGAAAAGGCCGGGAATGTTGCTGCTAAAAAGGTGATTAAGGACCTGGCAAATGCGCGTAAGGAAGTGGCTGCCGCTGTGGCATCTACGGAATGGCAGCTTTATCATTTGCCGCAGTTTAAGGCCGCGACGGAACGGGCGCTTGCGGAGTTCGGCAGGCAGTTTGGCGTTGAGCTGGGCGAGCTGCAGCAGGCGTCCTGGAACTTTGGGATTGACCTTGTTGATGTTCCTCTCCGGAGTATTGGCATTGTGGCCGCCATGCCTGAGATAGATGTTTCGGCGCTTAACGCTTACAGGGAATTCGGGTTGGATAAGGTGCAAGGGCTTACACGCAGCGCGATTGAAAAGATTAACAGTGAGATCTCGATGGGGCTCATGGGCGAGAAGTCGCCGTATGAAGTTATGAAGGCGGTAGGCCGTAATTTAAAAGATAAAGGGGTGTTTAACAGCCTTTTAAAGAGGGCTGAAACAATAGTTAAAAACGAGGCCGGGCGCGCCCTTGAGAAGGCCAGCAGCGATAGAAAGATTGCGGCGGCAAAGGTAGTTCCGGGATTGATGAAGATTTGGCATTACGGGCATATTGCAAAGATGCCCAGACTGGATCACATGGCGGCGGCAAGCAGGTATGCTCCCGGAGGAGACCCCGGGCCGATACCGGTTGATCAGCCGTTTATGGTAGGGGGCGAGGCGTTGATGCATCCGAGAGATCCGGCAGGATCTCCTGAAAATACAATCAACTGCGGTTGCACGAGTTTGTTTTATCATCCCAGGTGGGATGAAATGACGCAGGAATCGCAAAGCAGGGCGGCGTAGAGATAGAAGTTGAGAAGTTAAGACCTTAAACCGTAAACCAATAATAAAGAGGAGGCTTTAAGATGGCGGATGAAAAAAAGAACACAGAAGAAAAAAAGAACAATGATTTGATTGAAGCGGGGCTTAAGGCATACGGAATTGATAAAAAGTATGTGCTCAAGTCACGGATAGACAATGCGACCGGCGAGGCCGTGATTGTGACTGTTGGCGGGGCAAAGGTGAGATACGCCGAGGGTATGGAGGTTAAACCGCTGGACCCGATCCGGGTTGACGGGGTTATTCGGAAAAAAATGAAACCGATTACGGGCGGGAAAAAGAAATAA